TATGGTAATCAAAAAGCGTCGGGAATAACTTCTCGGCGCTTTTACTTTTCCCTAAACAAGAAATCTCCCGCCCTCAACCGAGAGCGGGAGAAAATTTTATCAGAACCTGTTCAGTCCCTTGCGACCGATAACCGCAGGGAAATCACGATAGCAGCAGTCCATGTCAACATCACCCTTGATGCCGCCGACACAGCCTTTCCAGGAATACTGCCAGATGCCTACATCTTCGGCAGGAACGCACTTGGGGAAAATGTTCTCCACTCTCGCAACCCAGCAGGTGTAACGCTTGGGCATGTCGGCGCTCAGCTTGTCCCTGAAAAATGTGTCATAGCTGTAAATGCCTGCCCATGCGCCCGCAGCTTCCAGACGGCTGCAAAATGCAGATACCATGTCACAGCATACAGTCCTCGACGCCTTGCCCTGTTCCTCGAAATCGCCGTAAACAGGCAGCTCAAATGACTTGCCTTTCATGATTTTCAGCATGAAATCAGCTTCCCTGACCGCCTCCGCCACAGCTTTCGCATAACAGTAGTGGTATGCCCCCACCATCAGACCCGCCGCCTTTGCACCCTTGTAGTAGTCCTCAAATCGGCGGTCAACCTGCCTGGGGCTTTCAATGCCAAATCCCGTGCGGATAATAACGCCGTCAATGCCCGATGCCTTGACCTTCACGAAATCGACCTTCCCGTTGTGATGGGACAGGTCGATTATTTTCATTTTGACTTCTCTCACTTATTTTCCCCACCTTTCGACTTCATCACATCAATGATTTTATCAAATATCCTTTTTACAGGCTCAGGCATAACGCCCATAAGCGCAGCGTTTTCGCATATTGATATCAGTTCGGACGCACAAAATGCGATGACAACAGCATTGCGTATGTAATCACACCCCAGCAGCACATCAGCGTAGTGAGCGCATACCACAAGCAGTATGGTGCAGATTTTTTTGATTATGCCCTGCCAGCAAGCCTTAGAGGACAGCGCACCGTTCTCGGACTTGCTGGATTTGTTCCAGAAAATAGCACAGGCGATACCTGTCGCAAAATCCGCCGCCATGAAGATAAGCAGCGTAATAATGGCATTGTCCCAGCCGCCCAGGGCTGCCGAAACAGCCCCGCCGATTGCGCCGATGATGGCGCATACATATGTTTTGATGTTCATTGACATTTTCATTCCTCCTCAGATTTCCTAACCACAGGAATATCAAATTTTTTCAATTTCTCTTCCAGATCGTTAATTTCGTCTCTTACCGCCTGACGTTTGGCGTTTAATTCGGTCATGTCATACGGTGCAGTCAGCCCCATCAGCGCATATTCATAGCACTTGGCTATTTTCCAGTCGCCTATGGGGCTGGCGCTATCCGACAGCTTCCAGCGGCAGTCAGCAATTTTCTGCTGGATTTCATTGTATGTATCCATTTGTCGTACCTCCTCAGCCTATGCAGAAACGGGGGCGGACGGCAAGTGCAACCCCAGCCCCATTGCGGGTTGCATTACCATTGCTGGTCATAGCCGTAAAGTCGCTTCCTCCAGCAATGGTGTTTAGCCAGTACCAGTTGCGGTTACAAATATATTTTGATGCAATTCTAAACAATGGAAATTGCCTATAATTTACACCTGCATCATATTTGTTTCCCCACAGATTACTGCCATACACCTCTGGTTCAGACATCAGATTGATTTTTACATCAGCCCACGCCCAGCCACTTGCCTGGTTTCCAGTTACACTATTGCTCAGAATTTCACGATGTGACAATAGGTGATTGTTTAGTTTCGCTGAAAAATGCGTATTATACACAGGTAATACCGATGCAAACATAAAACTGCCAACATATCCCCCAGTAGTTGTATTTGTGCCGTTCATTCGATTGTTACCGATAACCCCATCAGGCACAATAACAGCATGATGCTGTGTAAATGCCGTATCGCCTGTATTCAGGTATGTATCAAATCCCGCAATGCGAAATTTGGTATTGTATGTGACAGTCTGGGTCGATTCAACCAGCGATTTTGTACCGTCATCACCGGTCTGTTCCACAAAACAGGGGACATTTTCAATGCTTCCCGACAACGTGAAATAGTCACCGATATAGATATCAGAAAAACTTCCGTCACTAATCATAGCGCAGATATCATCAATAGTATAACCTTTGGCGAATAAATCATCGCCACGAAAGATATTATTATGATTTTCTGCAATACTGGTAATCCACTCTGTCTCGTCTTCAGCAGGAAAATCAGGCTCGCCGTCAACATAGCGTTTAACGTCCTTTTCGTAGTTTTGAGCGATTTCAGCCGCAGTCAACGCTCTGCTGTACGCCGCCAAACGATAGAAATTATACGCACCCACTGCATAATTGGTATCGCCCGCACCCAAACAGCCCAGATACGTATTTTTGGTTGATTTCTTGTAGTCGGATAACGTTTTTGTTCCGACTAGTGCACCGTTCACATAGAACTTAAACGCCTGTCCGTCATAGGTTATACCCAAACCATATGGTGTGTTCTGACTGAATACTGTGGCGATATTCAGGTAATTGGCCGATGATTCAGAGCGTATAGACGCAATCATATGACCATTTTCGGTATAAATGCCAAAACCAGCTTTATCGAAACAGCTGATAATATCGTTTTCGCCAGTAGTTCCGCCTGTTATTTCAACGAACAGTTCTACAGTAAAATGGTCATAATCAATCATGTCGGGTATCTTCATTGCCGTTGCGATACCAGCCTGTTTGATATAGTGGTTAGATGCTATCAGTCCGGAACCGCTGCCGTCTGTATATCGACCCATAGTCTGACTGTTCACCATATCGACCCATGTGTTACCGTTCGTGGCGTGTTTAGGCGGGAAGTTATAGATGCCATCATAAAGCATCTTTGCTCCCGGGGTATATCCAAGCGATGTGGGGGTTATATCAACAGTTTCACCACCCCCTTTCTGTGCCACCTTAAAACGGTTGCTGTCGCTGTACTGACCAACGACTGTGACAGTGCCATTTCCATTCAGGTACAGCATAGTGCCATTGAATTTATCGCCGCAGTTGGCAATAACAAAACTGCTGTCCTTAGCGACAGTCACTACACCGTCGGTGCCTTCCACACATTCGGCGTTAATAGTCGATACCTGTATCGCACTGCTGCTATCGTTCCTGATACCGTAGAACGGATAACGGCGGTCAAATTCCACCGTTGTCAGACCGCTGACAGCTACAGTTGTTTCCTGGGTTGTTATCATATAAATTCCTCCCATTTATTTTTTGTACGTATCATAAAACGCTTTGGACGCTTCCACAACAGCCGCCGCCAGACTGTCATCCGACAGATTAGACAGAAACTCCGCCGCATAATCATCATAGCTTGCACAAACGTTGCAGATCGGCATCTGTGCATGGCTTGAATGTTCGTCAGTCGATTTTATGCTGCCGTCAATGTTATAGACCGTCTCTACATAGGTCATATCAATGTATATCTTAGCCAGTCCACCGTCAGTATAATTATACACCTCAGCGCTTCCCGTCCCGGTCAATGCGCAAACAAAATCCATATACAAATACACACCCTGCGTAGCATCGGCGTTGTTTTTGTATCTATATGTTTTCGTGTGTGCAACGCCGCCCTCAGTGGAATTTAGCTCGCCGTAAAGTGCCTCGCCGTTTTTGCTTATAACCTTGGCAATTTGCAGACAGCCTGAACTTATTACGACTTTTTTTTGATATGACGTTGTCGGCGGATATCCTATAGCAGCGCTTGTCCTGCCCTCAGAAACAGCAGCTTTAAATTCAGCCTTGAACTCGCCAAATTCAATGCTTGCAAATGTCGGCATGGCTACAATGTCAGCAAGGGACTTTCCTCCGCCCTGCTGCGGCACATCAACCGTCACAGGCTCAAACCCCACATACCCCTCAGGCGCATTATATACTCCGTTTTCCGTTATAGTTATGGGCTTGACCTTTCCGCCCTCACCCCCCGACATCATAATCTCCGCCGCCTCAGCTGCTGTCATCGCTGCTCACCTCCTCAATGACCTCGTTGAAATTATGCCTCTCATTTCCGCTCCCCTCGGCGGTCCATATCTGGCGATAATTACCGTATGTGGCAATGACCTTGTTGTCGGATATCTTTTCGATCTTGTCGGGCAGACGGTCTGTAATGACCATCTCGGACAGCCCGAAGCCGCCTTTCCTGACAGCTTTTATCAGCTTGTATGCCTTGCCCATGTCACTCCTCCTCAAAGATTATCCCGTCGGACGTTATGCGGCTGTTGCCGTATCTTCCGCCCTCAGTGACCTTGCCGTTTACTGTGCGGGCGAGACGTCCCCTGCGGGATATCTCTCCGCCCGAAGGCGCAGATGTGGTCAGACTGCCCATGATGCCCCCCGATGACAGCTTTGCCGTTACGGACATTATGCGGTACGTTCGGTTCGGGAACTGCCCGAAGGTCACATCACAGCCGGGGAACGGTATAAACGTCAGAACGCAGTCGGAACAGCTCACAGCGTCATATGCCTTGCCCTCCGCATTTTCCCAGATGTCCGCCGCAGTGTCGTCCGTGGCAAGCTCTGAGGATATCTGCAAGGTGTCATAATCATACATCGTGCTGCCCCTCTCATAGACCGAGCTGCCGTTTGTTACCCGCACGCCCTGCGCCGTGTATTCGTCACCTATCGCCAGCGCCGAATGTTCGGATACAGGCATATTTCCCGAAGCAGTGCCGTAGGCTCGGAATGCCAGCTCATTTTCGTTTGATGTGAACCAGAATCCGCACATTACCGTTGAAATGTTTTCGAGGATAGTTGCACAGCTGACACCGCCCACCATGGATTTTGGCAGACTGCCCAGCCAGTCGGGGATAACAGCGGCATAGCCCGCAAATCCGCACTTGATGGCAATGACACCGAGCACCGCAGAGGTCTGAACTCTGTCCCCGCTGTCCACATCTACCCAGCCGATGTCAAAATCCTTGTCGGTGTACGCCATACGGTCGAGGGCTGTCACGCTTACGGTGCCGTCCTTTGCGGTCCTGCTGTCGATGTAGTATTTGGGCAGGTCAACGCCTACGACCTCCACCACCGCCGCACGGTATGCCGAAAGCGGCGCAGGACAGGTGAATGTCAGCTGAGATGTGCACAGCCCAGACGTGCCTATGCCCGACACAGCCCTTGTCACCGTAACATCTCCGAAGGAGCTCAACTCCGCTCCCCCTACCTTGATTTTCAGGCTAAAGAGAGCCGCTCCCGCCTGTGAGAGCCACAGCGGAAACGGCAAAGGAAACTGTATAATATTTTCCGTAAATGTTTGCGTGTTCAAGGGGCTGAGAGCAGCTGTCAAGCAGCACCGCACCCGTTAAGTCGGGCGTTGTGACGGTAAAGCTGTGCGCAAACAAAGCCGTTTGCAGGTCACTCAGCTCCTCGGGGGTAAGATATCCCGTTGTGACGTTCAGCTTGAAACGCCGCCCCTTGTAAACGCTCACGTTCTTGTAGTCATATGCAGTAAACGTGTCCGTGATGATCTCCCACGACGGCGAATAGGCGGATATCTTTTTCAGCGAATAACTGCCTATCTTTACGGATATACCGCCGTTGTATCTGTCAGACATCTATCACCCCTCCTTCGTTTTTCATCTTGTTGAGATAGTCCTCGGTATTCACAGTGGCGACCTGCTTGCCGTTGACGTTGATGGTGAGATTTACAGGCGTTACTGCCGCAGCCGATGATGACGTGCCGCCCGACCCTGCGGAGGTCACACCCATGAGCTTGTCGGTGTCCGCCTTGTATTCCTTGAAGCCTTTCCAGTACGCCTCAGCCGCAGCCTTTCCGCTTTCATAGGCATCGGAACCAAGCTCACTCAGCGATTTCTGTATGCTGCCCTTTGCCGCCAGAGCAGCCTTGTCAGCATCATCTTTCAGCGATTGGGTGTCACTCCTGCCTGCCCTTTCCGCAGACTGATAATATCTGCTGATGTCGGCGTAGTGCTTTTTCAGCCTTTCGGGAGAGAGCTTTAACAGCTCCTTGACATATTCCTTTCGCTTGTCAAAGTTCATGGAACGGATATTTTCAAGATATTCCTCGGGAATGTCCGAGTTCTCCAGCTTTTCCATGTTCCTTGTGTATTCGTCAAGCTCCTTGGTCTGCTTTTCGATGGTGTCACTGCTGAAATCGTACTGACTATCTGCGCTTTCCTCACCGTTTTTGGGGCGTGCAAGACCCAGACGGGAATACACATCGTCCTCTGCCTTTTTGGACGCAGAGAGGTCAAGAGCATTTATATAGCTGCTTTTGGCTTTTTCAAAAGCCTGCTGCACCTTTTCATATTTCTTTTCAACAGCATCTGATACCTTGTCGGAGGAGGTTTTCCACTCCTTGACCTCTTTTTCCGTGGCTTTTTCGGTAGCATCGGATATTTTGTCCGTAAGGTCAAGCCATTTGTCGTAGTAGGTGTTATACAGTTCGCTGCCCTCGGTAAGCTCGGAAAGCATCTTTTTCAGCCCGTCCGCAAGCCAGCTGTCACCATAGCCGTTTTCCTTCTGCTGACGTTTGAGGGCTTCGTATCGCTTTGAATAGCTGTCTTTAAGGGCGGTTTCGGCTTCCTTCGCAGACTTGTCGGCGGCTGTCTTTTCCGTCTTGGAAAGCTTGTCGTAATGGTCGGTCACGGCATCGTAATATTTCCACCATTCCTCGCTTTCCTCGTCCCTGTGGGCTTCAAGATACGCTTTCCTCTGCGCCCAGTAGGTGTTATCATCTATCTTGTGGGTGGCAAGGTCGCTGTCATACTCCTCCATTTTTGCTTTGGTGGTCGCACGGATATGCTCCCATGCACTCGCCAGAGCTTCCTCACCGCTTTTGACGGAATTTGCGGCGGCCTCGCTTACCTCGCCCATGTGCTTTACACTGTTATCCGTAGCCTCGTCAATAGTCTCGCTGTATGCCCTGACAATATCGTTGGCGGCGTAATAATTGCTGTACAGTGAACCCAGTTGGTCGGATATCTCATCAAAGGATCCCGCATTTCCCACTGCATTGCCCGACTGGTCAAAATAGTGAAGCTCATTGCCCCTCAGGTCGTTTGTGCCGTAATATTCACGGTTCTTTGCGATGAGACTTTCCAGCGTATCTATCTGAGACTTGTAGCTCTGCGCCCTTGCCTTGGCATCTTCTATATTCTGCCCTGCTTCCTGCGCCGCAAGCTCAATGGATTCGGCTTTCAGCCTGTTATATTCCTCCAGGGTCTCGTTAAGCTCCTTGTATTCATCGTCAAGAGCATTTACCTCTTCGGAGTGTTCACCCAGGCGGTCGGCAGCATTATCAATGGCAGTTTTGAGCGCCATTGCGGTGGTAATGGTCACAGCGGCAACAGCGACCCAGCCGCTGAGTGACATCGACATAGCATCAACGCCGCCAACAGCCGTGTTTGCAGCGTCGCCAATGCCGTTGATGGCAGATATTATCTCCTTGGAGCTGTCAATGACCTTGCTCATTCTCTCAGCGCCGAGAGCCAGCTCCAGCGCCGCAAAAATCCCCAACAGAGTTTCTTTGTTGTCGATAATAAATTCGACCGTGCCTACAACATCTTCCGAGAACTCTTTAAGCCCTCCGCTTTCTATCCAGTTCTTAGCCTTTTCAAGCCCCTCATCAAGCAGAGGCTTTATTTCCTCCATGGTGTCAACAAGGGCTTCCTTTATTTCGTCAACGTTGTCATTGAGGACGGTAAGCCCGTCCTGCGCAAAATCATCAAGAGGCTGTGCTATCTCAACAAGAGCGTTTTCCCAGGAGGCTTTGAGCTTGTTGAGAGAGCCTTCAATGGTGGTCTCCGCTTCATTTGCGGTAGTGCCTGTTATACCAAGGTTTGTTTGTATCACATGGATAGCTTCTATCACCTTGTCAAAGGGTATCTCCTTGACATTTTTTGCAGTAGCCACCATCTGACCGTTTAACACGCCCGAATCATTGATAAGTCGTGCCATTTCCGCCTGAGAACCGCCATAGCCGAGCTTTAAGTTATCGAGCATCGTGTAATTCTGCTTCGCAAAGCCCTGATAAGCATACTGTATAGATGCCATGCTGGTACCCATTTTGTTGGCATTGTCCGCCATATCAATAACTGCCTGGTCCGCTATACTTGCAGCCTTTTGAGTGTCGCCGCCAAGGCCTTGTAAAAGTGTTGCCGAGAAGCCCGTTACGGTCTCCATGTAGCTGTTGGCGGATATTCCTGCGGTCTTGTAGGCGTTCTGAGCATTCTCCAGAACAATATCCTCCGCTCCCGCAAAAAGTGTTTCAATGCCGCCTACAAGCTGCTCATATTGAGAATAGGCGCTGAGAGCATCGCTTGAAAGCTTACCGAGAGCCGCCGCAACAGCGCCTGTTGTAGCAAGAGCGACCTTTTCAACGTTCTGCAGTGCAGAAACTACCTTGTCATAGTCCTTGCCTGCGTTCGCTCCGATATCTCTCTGCTGTTCTCTCAGATTTTGAAGAGCGTTTTCCGTCTGCTCTATCTCTCTCCGATAAGCTCTGTATTCGCTTTCGTCAATATTTCCATTGGCTCTTGCTCTGTTGATATCCTCTTCAACAGACCTTAAAGCTTCAAGCCGCCTGTTAAGCTGTGTTATCTGCTCGGCATAAAGCTGATTTCTCTGAGCCGCCATTTCCGCAGAATTGCCGCCCTGTGCAATGACATTATTGACCTCACGCATTTCCCTTGAAAATGCTCGCATAGCAGAATCGGCTTCGGTAAGTCCATTCTGCACTCCCGTGGTATCAATGCCGATTTTCGCCATATAGCCGTATTTATTGGAAGCCAATCAATCACCCTCTTTCAAGAAATTCCGAAAGCCTTCTTTCAAGCTCTCTTACGCCCCAGTTCTGAACCTCATCTACAAAGCCTGAACCCTCAACTTTTCCTGCAAGCTGCCTGTGAACAAACAAAGCATGGCCAAAGTTTATAAGATGTGTGACAGTAGGCATGTTTCTGTTGCGCACGCCATATATCTCACGCCCGTTTCTGAGCCTGATATTGCCGTAAGCCCATCCTTGTATAAAATATCCCGGCTGATATTTAGGCTCCTTGACCTGTTTTACAGCCTTTGGCACACTCGGACTTCTGTGAACGATAATACGCTTAACAACCTGAGTATTTGTTGAATAATGCCGAACGGGAGAAGTCTCTTCATCTTCAAGCTTCGGTTTCATTTCGTTTCTTACAGCTTTGGCGGTCTGCTGTGCCTTTTCAACAACCTCCCTGCTGTATTGAGACATATCACGAATAACACGCTCGGACATCTCTTCAATGCTCACATATTCAGCCACACTCTCACCTCCAACAAGTCATAAAAAATGCGCCTTGCAGTCAACTGCAAAACGCTTGTGTGGGTATAATAAAACCGCCTTGAAAGGCGGTCAAACAATGTTATTCTTCGTAATCGTGATATTTACATTTCTTGCAAATTTCCTTATAGTCCTTTTTTACCGTAAATTTTCCGTCAATGACATTTTCTTTGAGCATATCATCTGCGACATCACAAACAATTATGCAGTCATTTCCGTTTATCTCACTGTCGATCAGATCACAATGAAACATAGTTTATTTCTCCCTTCCGTGTGCAGGAATCTTATGAGTTTTTCTTCTGAATCGGGCATTCCCTTAATCCAACACCTCAATCGAAGAAATGTCACTCTGCTGCACAATACCGGGTTCAATGTTATCATCAAGCCAAATGCAGGCTTCATCGCAGCCGCTGTCCCATTCCGACTGAAAAAGGATAACGTTTGCAGTTCTTTCCCTGCCGTCTTTTTCTACGAGCCTTACTTTATGACCGTTGCTGTTGAACATTGCTTCACTATCCATAAATTACTCCTCCGGACTTGTGGGGACGAGATGTGTTCCATTTTTTGAATAATGGATAACTCCTCTGTTTGTTTTGATTTTTTCGTGAGTTATAAGAGAACAGAAAACACCGAAATATTCATCGGCAGTTATCAGCTCCTGATACTGACCGTCTTTAAGTTTCTGAACCTTGCCCGTCAGTGATTTGGAGTTGATTATTTCCTGCACTTTCATTTTGTTTACAGTTATGTAGCTTGGAAATTCACCGTTAACTATTCGCTTTTCATATGCCGGATTTCCAATAACGTGTCTGCTCTGCTTATCCTTATCAAGCTTCGTCGGAAGTTCTCCGCTTTCAATTTTGGCTTTGAGCTCTGTTTTCGCGCTTGGAAGACTTCCGTTCATTTTGCCGTTGGGCAGCTGAATATATTTGCCTCTAACATCAATTATATCATCTTTTTCAGAATTGTCAACAGGCTCCGCCTTGACCGCTCCCTCACCCGAACCAAGGTCAACCATAGCATTTGTGTTGGGGGTGTATATCTTGTTGGTAACGGGGTCGAGCAGGACATCATTAAGCCCCAGCTTGATAAAATTCACACCCAGAGGCGGAAGATCTTCCAGCGCCCTCACCTCGTCAAGCTGCATAAAGTTGTTTTGCAGCGCAACGGAATAAGCTGCATATCTGCTCCGGATATCGCCCCTGGTAAGCTCTCTGGTGTCAAAGGCGAAATATACATTGCCCTTTTCGCTTTCGAGAAGCAGGTCATTGTCAAACGCCGCTTCCATAACGTCCAGCACAGGCATTACGGCGTTCTTTACCGTGTCCGCACTGAGTATGCCGTCAGATGTGCCGAAAAGCCTCAGTATCTCGCTGTTTATGGTCTGTATGTTCTGGTTTATCTGCATTTCCACGGACGTTGCGGATATCTCCTTGAAGTCAATGCCCGCATTTAAGAACATCACACTTTCGGAATCCTCTGTGGAATACAGATTTCTCCATTTGCTCTTTATTTCGTCAATGACCTTCTGGTCAACCCTGCTTTCGGTTTTCAGAAAGCCTCTTTTGCTGCCGCCCTTCATCATCTGGGAGCGCTGGAACTTTATCATGCTGTACGCCGTATCAATTACAAGGGGACTGTCATCAATAACGCCCCTGCCCTTGCCGTAGCCGTCGGTATTTCGGAGTATTTTCAGCAGCTGATAAGGGTAAAAACTCTTGCCCCTTATGCTGTAGTTGTATTTCTTGTAAATGGGGTCTGCTGTGTTCTTTATTACGCCCACATCGCTGTAAGCTATGTAATAAATCCCCGTGGGCATTCCCATTTTTCGCTCGATGTAAGCGTATCCTCCGCCGTTCAGCAGATAGTCCTTTACCCATGCGTAGCGCATTGCATCGGCGGTCAGAGTGTCGCCTGTGTCGCCGTTCAGAAGCGTGATACGTGGGTCGTCGGTTATCTCCTGGGGCTTGCCGTCCTCGCCCTTGCGGTACATTCTCACGGGCAGCATAGCCACCGCTCCCGCTATCATGTTCACGCATCTTGCAACGGCAGGGACCTGCATAGCTGTGTCAGCAGTCACACGGCAGCCGCTGAGCGCCGCCGCCAGCAGTTCCGCTCCCGAACCGCCCTCCGATACCTTGGTCTCGGCTCTCTCTTCTATGGGGAAAGAATAATTCTCCGCAGTCTCAGGATTTTTCTTTCTGCCGAAAATCTTAAACGCCATTGTCAAAATCCCTCCTTATCATATATCAATGCACTGGAAGACAAAATCATCTGCCAGCAGTTCGTTTTCCATAAGCATATACACGGCGTTTATCAGCGCCACCACCATATCCACCTTGCCTGCACTGCGCTTCTTGTTGACGTACATATTCATGTTGGTGTCATATGTGCAGCGGGCATTTTCAAAGCTGTTTTCCAGCAGAGCATTTCTTTCATAGCGGAAGCTTACGCCCAGTATGCTCTCTTTCAACAGCTTTGTGGCAGGGTGCAGAACACTCGAATGCTGCTTCACTATGGTACATTCGATAGGATCATCCGCACTTTCCACCTTTTGCATCGAGGACAGCGCATTCATTCTGTCCCAGCCTGCACCCGCAACGGTCACACCCAGAGTGCTTTCAAGGGTCAGGATATAGTCCTCCACAACAGCATAGTCGATGACCTCATCACCGCAGGCAATACAGTACCTTGCGGCAACGAATTTCTTGTAGTCGATGCCCTCTCTTGTGGATTTAAGCTCTATCTTGTCCGCAGGGATAAAGCCCATCACACGGGCAACAATAACGCCGTCATCATTTGTGACCATAGCAACGGCAGTGTTATCGTCCGTGAGTGAAAGGTCATTGCCCAGATATACCCGCCTGCCTCTCCACCAGCTGTCGTCAGGCTCTATGCGGCAGAGCTGTACCTTGTCAACAGCCACATAGCCCTCGGTTCCCACGGACTTATAGCGGATATTGCAGTGCTTGCAAAGAAAATTCTCCCGCTTGTTTTCATAAAGCACAGCCATCTGCCGCTTTTCAAAGAGATTATCAAGCATCTGAGGTTTTCCGTGCACCGCAGGATTTGCCTGATAGATAACATTATCGTTATGCTCCCAGTCGTTGATGATCTCTATGTCAGGCTCATACAGCAGCGCAAACACATTTGTGCGCTCGATTATGCCGTCAAGAATTTTCTTGCTAAGGTCTATCTGGTCAAGGAAATCATTGTTTTCATTTGGGTATTGGGTAGATATGATAATACCAAGCTTGTTAGGCAACGTTATCTGCGATGAGGTCATTGCTTCTACGGGATAGCTGTCCATTGCGCCGTCCTCGTCCGCCAGAAAGGCGTTTGCAAGCTTGCCGTCCAGTCGGTCATTTGAGTACGCAAGGGGCGTATATTCAATGTCCGTCAGCTTGCAGGTTATCATATCTCGGTTTATTTTAAAATGCTTCACCAGCAGCGGAGAGACCTTGATAATTTTTCTTACCGCCAGTCTCAGCTCCGATGAAAGCTTATAGTCAGGCGCTACGGAAAAAAGCCGGGCGAACCTCGGCTCGGTCAGCATCAGAATAATGAATATGACCGCCGAAACAAATGTCTTGAAATTCTTGCGGGCAATTTCAAGGATAGCCGTGGAATAATACCGCCTGCCGTCCCTGCCCTTGGTGCACAGCACCGCAGCGATGAACAGCATCGCATAATCTTCCAGCCCCGTAAGCATAGGGCAGTTAAGGTCAGGGTGTACCATAAGGCGGAGAATGCCGCTTATCCGCTTGTATTCCGCCATGCTCACATACGCATCGGGGTTTCTTCCGTCCGCAATTTCAAGCCATTTTTCGCACTGCTTCTTTACGTATCGTCCGACCTTGCCGTCGGTCTCATTAACACAAAAAAGGGCGTATCTGTATGCCCTTGTATCGGTGATATTCAAGCAAAATACGCCCTCCTTTTTCACTCAAAAATACTGCTTTTCCTGTGCATAAACTCCCAGCACTCGTTGAGATATGCCTTTCCGCTGCCGTCCGACCTGCCGAGTATTTTTATCTTGCAGGCATCGGCAAGCAGGAGCTTGTAATCAAGGATATCAAGCTCGTTTATGCGGTCAAAGTCAAACCCCGTATGTTCTCTGACAATGCGTTCGCCGAATGTCAGCACAGGGAGCTTGGTCTCTTCCTCGTCATGCTCAAAATCGGGCTTGTCGGGTATGCCGTAGATATCCGCAAAGTCCTCGCAGTAGTCGTTTACAGCCTTGATATAGCCGCTCACAAACTCACACAGGGACTGTATGGGCATATCCTCGGGGATCTCCGCCAGAAGATATGCCGCCCTTTTTATCTCCCTGCCGCTGCGGGCAATGTTGATAACGTCCCATGTGTGCTTTGAGCATACGGGAACATTGATAATGCCCACAGGCGGAAGAGCAACGGGAAAAACAGGCTTTTCAAACGGGGTTATTCCCCACTCGCAGTCCATACATGACCTGCCTTTGCATCGACCATGAGCATGAACTCACCCGAATCATAAAAAGGCTCCAGGGCATATGCACACGCAAAGGGAGTTACGCTGTCCTGCTTCCATACAGCGTCAAAGCCGCTTGTGTTCTTGCCGATAACAACGACCACGGTATCGCCGTACTTCTTGTCATCGTGCTTGAATGCAACAACGTGAACAGTCTCGTCCATGTTGCCCAGACCGCCCACAAAAGTAAAGCCAAAGCCCGACGTGGTATCTTTGGAATACTTTGCGGTAGGGTACTGCTTTGCGATAGTCTCGCCGTTTGCATTGAAGAGTTTGAAGTTTGATGTGCCCTTTTCATCGGAGATAGCATCAATTTTCATCTCGCCCAGGTCTGACTTGTCGGAAAGGTTGGAAGTCTCCACCTTTACCTCGTAGCCGTCTTTAAGGTAGCCTATCTGGTTATCCTCAACCATAATGCCCGAAATAAACTTGATGACCGCAGCCGCTTCCTCCGGTGTGATGGCTTTGGTATCCGCAACCTTGGGAAATGTACTTGCGTCATAGTCGGCGCTGTAAACACGGCCAGAGCCGTAATAGGTCTTTTTGGTCATTGCCATAGATCATTCCTCCTCGATATGTTCTGTAATATCAAACACATACTGTGTGTAGAACAGATTGTTTGTGCTGTCGTAGCCCATGGTGCAGGAAAACTCGCCCGCTCCCGCTGCGGCAGCCTCGAATTTCTTTTCTCCCTCAAAATCGCTTTTCTGCTTGCTTTCACGGTAGAAAAACGTAATTTCAAGGGGATAATGGCGGTAAAATGCCATTTCGTCAGCACCGTCAAAGTCCTTTTTGGGAATGTTATAGGTGCCGAAGCGGTGCTCACCGGGAACAGCCCTGAAAGAGTGCCATTCCATGCGCCCACATATTTTTTTGGCTTCCGCCAGTATCTCTTCAAAGGTCATTGACCGTCCTCCTCGGTGTATATCCGCTTTGCACGGAACTTTATCTCGCTGTGCCTGCTGCCCACATCATCGGCAGGGGAAATAAGCTCATATACCACGCCCCCCGATACAGCTCTGTACTGCATGGGTGTAATGCGCATAAGCGCAGGCTGATATCTGCACTGTATCGTTACCGTCAGCGCCGCCTCATAGCCTGCGTTGGCTATGAAAAACTCGTTTCCGCTAAGTCCGTTGATGTAGCCACGACAGGTGAGGTGGTCTTCCCATACATCGTTCACCGACCGCTGGAAGCATATCACAGCATTGAGCTGACCTGCCGTTATCATAGGTAATTCACCGCAATTCCGCCCAGTATCTGCTTTACCGTGGGATTTTCCCTGCCGTTGGCTATTTCGACAGAGCGGTTGTCGTACATATCAATGCACAGGCAGTTGAATGCGTGTATCACTTCCGGATAATCGTCCAGCCGTTCATCTGTAAGCCCCGTGTAGGTGCGTATGTAGCCCTTGGCAGCTTCCATAATGTCTTCGATAAGGCTGTCGTCAAGGTCGTAGTCAATGCGCATCGCAAGCTTTACGCTTGCCAGAGTTGCCTCGCTTAGTTTCATGGGCTTCCTCCTTTTCAGGCTCGACTTCGGAAATATATCCGCAGCGGAGAAGCTCGGAAGCCGCCGCCTCGGACAGCTCCCTTACCTCGCCCTTGTACATACTTACCTTGCCTGCGAATGACACGTTTGCTGTGTACATCATCAGCCGCCTACCTTAGGGCAGGAAGCGACGACATAAGCGTCCTCGTTCACAGGCTGACCGTCAAGCCACATAATGGTCAGGATACCCTTCATGCCGTACTCCGCATACTTTTCGTTGAGTATCTGCATAGACATATCGGGGTTGAGATTTACCTTGTATGCCCTCGCAAAATCGCCGAAAAGGATAGGGTGCGTCTCGCTGCCCATATTGTCCATAGCTTCGGAAACCAGCACAGGCTTGCCGAGAATGGTGCCGACATAGCCGCTTGTAAGGTCGTTCTGGTGGAAGATATAATGACCGTCGCCGTCTTTCAGCAGTCTTACAGCGCAGAGGGTGTCGTTGCTCATTATCCATGCTGCGTCCTGCTGATAGAAGCTTTTGAGGGAATGGAATATCTTCACGATCTCGTCAGCGGTGATGGCAGCGGCAGACGCAAGTGTGAACGCCGTGCCGGACTTTACAAGTCCCTTGGGCTGGTCTGTGCCTGTGCCCTTGATGATAGCGGTCTCAGCCTTTACAGCCATGTCACGCAGGGTCTGGTTCTCGACCTCTGTTGCGATGTCAAAGGCATTCTGGTTGATTACTTCAAGGGAGAGCTTTGCCAGAGCAGTAAGCTTGTGGTGCTTTATCTCGATGGTCTTGAACTTTGCGGCGGAAGAGGTGATCTCCTCAATTTCGCCTGTCCAGCCTGCGGATATCTTGTTGTCGTTGTCCGCTACGATCTGTTTGTAGGTGCCTGCGCTGTTTACCACAGATACACGGTTAACGATACCCGAAAGCTCGGTGAACTTGTGAATAATGTCCTGCGAGAACTCTGAGGGGATAATGTTTCCTGTTGTGGAAGTGGTCATCTCTCCCGCTCTCAGCTCATTGCCTCTGATAAAATCGGATACGATATCCTTTGCGGCTCTCTTTTCCTCGCCGTCATCGGCGATGAGATCTGAACCGCCGTCAAGGTCACAGCCTGTGTCGTTGACCTTCTGGGCACGCTTTTCAAGCTCAATGGAACGGTCAGTGTCTGCGATCTCCTTGTCAAGGGCTTCAAACTGTGCCGCCTCTTCATCGGAGACCGCACGGTTCTCCTCCTTTGCCTTGCCGAGAATAGCGTTCATCTGTGCGGTGAGCTGTCCTCTCTTTTCGATAAGTGACTTTAAATTCATGCTTTTTTCCTCCTTGTTTTGGTCGTTTGGGTATAAAAAAGCCGCCTTGCAGTGCTGCTGTGCAGCCCACTGCAAAACGGTCATTTTGATTATGGGTATAATCGTTTTTTTACTTGCTTTCTTTGAGATATTCCGCATATCTTCTGCGGTATTCGTTCAGGCTCATGCCGTTTGCTCCCTCAGGATAATCGGGTTCATCACGCTGAACGCCGTCATCTTCCCAGCCGCAAACGGGGCAGATCTCAAAACAGTTGTCTTCTTCAAAAGTGTGCTTTCCGCATACAGGACAAATTTCACCTTTCATTTTTGCGCCTCCGTATCTCGCTGTTTCTGCTTTTCATAGTATTCAGATTTAGCGATAAACATTGTCTTAATACCATGCTTCGGATTGCCTTTGACGAAATCACCCGTTTTTGTATTGTAACGCACAACAAAGCCATCTTTGGCTTTATGTCCGACAATACCGCTTCCAATAGGCTTTTGAACTAAATCAAGGGCAAGTCTGCCGTAGCCTTTCATATCATAGCCCCTTGCTTCATATTCTGCCTTATGGCTTGATGTTTTGGGATTATCACATCCATACCAATGGTTCGCAAGATTTGTCGAAGAAAAGCCCTTCTCAAATTCATTTGGACCTGCTGCACTGATATAGCTGAAATCTTCCGAAGATTTTATTATACCACTTTCAGCGGATTTGTCAATACTTTCGGAAAAACTTGAAGCGCCGCCAACGCCCTCCTTGCACCACATTCCCTTTGCGTTTCTCGCCTGTGACGGGTCATATCTCACCTCATACATTCAGGGCGGTGCTTCTGCCGCCTCGGCTCTCAGCTCCAGCTCTCTCATTCTCACCCGGGCAAGGCGGGCTTCGTAGGCGCTGTAGTCGGGAAGAGCATCGGAAATATCTGGTTCGGCACGATTCACAACTTCTCTTATGTTCTTTAATGTCCTTGCTGTAGAAGATAATTTGCCCGGAATGCTGTATAATTTATTTCCTCTGTTATCATGTTCGCTTACATGAATTGCTTTTCCACTGCCGCTTAAGTCAGCAACAAATTCATTTGTTCTGTTTGTTGTAAAATAGCCGTATTTTTCGTTACCGATTTCAAATGTAGTGCCCGATATAAGATAGCTGCCATTGCTGTCACTTACTGTAAATCTTTGATTCGCAGTTATATTTCTCGGAAGCTCAGCAATAAGTTCATCGTACTCATCTTTTTCAAGGTCATTATTCTTTAAGCTTTCTGCATAATGAACAGAAAGCCGTTGTGTTTCTTTGATAAGCTGCTCATTGTTTTTAATAAAATCCTGACTTTTGGCAGCATTATCATTCTTGGCAGGCTTATCCGTAAATTCTGAATCGGCTACCACATACGCACTCTTACCGCCCTTAGAAAACAGCACACCTCCTGTACCGCCTCCGCTTGAATCGGTAAAGCGTCCTGTGTTGGGGTCGTGATAGGGATTAAAGCGAAGCTCCGTAAAATCCGCTTCTTCCGCTCCCTCGTCAGCTCTCAGCTCAATGGAAGTGCCTGCATAACAGGGACGGTAACGGTCATCTATCAGCGATACCTCGGAGATGCTCAGCGCCTTTACGTGCCGTCTGGGTACGCCCTGAGAGCGCTGTTCTATTTCGGTGTCGGTAGCCTTAAACCCGAAGCTCCAGCCACGGAGAAGCCCGTTTCTTGCCTTTTCCACAACTTCCTCGTCAGTGATGTCCGCCGATGCCCTCAGCCCGATGCTGTCCTCTGTAAGGGCGAGAGTGCCCTCGGATGTGGAACCTATTCTCCGCCCCTTGTCGTGATTTAGCAGCATATCAACATTCTTTGCCGCCCTCAGAGCATTGCCGAAAGCGCCTGCGGCGATCTGCTCAACGCATTTGCCGCATTCGGGGCACATCACAATGCGGCTGTCACGCTCGACGGCATTAACATAGCCCTCAATGTGCAGGACACCGTCCGCCCTTATCTCAAAATCCATCTCATCACCCTTTCTTGACTCCTCGAAATCGAGGGGGTTATCCGGGTCGATTTCGACCCCTTTTACTCATAGATCCTCTCTATGCCATATTCAACAGCGCACTGGTGCTCTATTTTGCACCCTCTCGCAGTATCCCAGCCGGGGCAGAAATAGATAATGTCCGCATCGGCAAGCAGTTCAAGTGACTTTGAAAGATATTTTAAAGGGATGCAACCGTTCTTAGGGTCATAGTCTTTAAAATAGCTTTCAAGTATTTCAACATCTTCACCGTAATACTTGGAAAACGCCTTTGCCACCTTTTCTCTTTCACGGAGAATTTCATCCTTCGTTTTGTCTCTCATAGGCTGAGAAATAAATATTTTTTTCATAACATCATATCCTTTCAATTTCATTTTGGCATAAAAAATGCGCCCGGTCCTCTAAAAAGAACAGAACGCATTCATTCCTCGTCTTCACCGTCTCCCGCAAGAATAGCCCTGAGAAGAGCCGTTCCATCGTCAGCCTGAACGTTGATATTTGCTATCTTGGCTCTGGACTGCGGCGAGAGCGACAACTCATTGCAGCAGCGGAAGAGTATCTTTGTATTTTTCTCTCTTGCGGAAAGAACGTCCTTGGCATATATGAGTGTGGGGTCAGCATTGCAGGCCTTGTCTATCTGCTCCAGACTGTCTATCGCAATAACACACTCCTGCAATATCCACACATCAAGCTTGCACAGGATATCCGCCTCTTTCAGCTCCGCCACAATGAGACGAAAAATCTTCTTCTGATTTGCCGTCAGCCACCCGGGAGCAGTCGGCGGCTTTTTGCTTTTGCCCCTGAGCTTTTCCTCTTTGTCTGAACGGGCTTCCTTCTCCTCTTTCGTCAAATGCTTGGACGTAACGTTGACGCTTTTAGCAGGTCTGCTCACACTCTCACCTCCGAAAATTTCATTTAGGGAATTTTTTGTGTACAGAGGGCAGGCGTTGGTCTAAAAAGACTTTATCTGACTAAAGCACACGGTCCGGGGGGATATCAGCCGAATATGGGAGAAGCTGCCAGGGTCCGCAGCATATCTGCTGAAATATCGCCCTTTTCTGCGGCTTCGTGGTGCATCGGACACAGGCAGATAAGGTTATCATCGTCAAGCCGTTTGCTGTAATCGACTGCAAGCGGTGTGATATGATGCACCTGGATATCATGCGAATATATGCCGTTTTTGAGACATACACGGCATAAATTGCGGTCTCTTGCGGCTATATGCTCACGCTTTTTCTGCCACACAGAAGTGCTTCGGAACCTGTCCGCATTTGAACGTCCTTTGCGGTTCTTGGGCTTATAGGGACAGACATAGCCTTGTGGGTGTATGCCGCCGCAATATACGCAGCTTTTGCGCATAATATGCCCCCTTTACACTTTGCTATGATAATAGCATAGCACAAAAAACGGCGTTTGGAGTACGCATTTTGTCCGCAATTTGTCCGCAGATTTTCCGCAGGACTTCCGCTCCCTTATTATTCGGCTGACAAGCCAAAAAGAGCAGCCGAAAAATGCTGCAATGCTCCTGCGCAGATACTGTAGGCTTTTGTGCGCTCAACGTGAAGATTTGAACAGATATGCCCTATGCTGTTATATTCGCTGTTTATGTACCTGATAACAAGAGCATCTCGCTCAGGCTGGCTGAGTGCTGACAACGCTTTATCTATGAGCTGTATCTCACGCTCGATGATATCAAGCCGCCTGCGCATATTGTCCCGCTTAGTGATAACATCACAGTAGGTCTCGTCACGCTCACGTCCGCTCCCTGCCCCCTCAGTGCTTCCGGGAGAACGTATGCCCTCAAGCTGAGCGTCAAGTATCTCTATCCGCTCCCGCAGGTTCTTTACACCCTGCACGTTGAATTTGTAGTTTCTCAGCTCTTTCACAGCTTCTGCTTTCCAGTCGATCTCTATCATTTTACTCTCCTTCCCTTTATTGATACAGCCGCAAGTGCGGCTTTCTTTGCGTATGATCTGCCACGTTTGTATTTATCGCATTCCTCCACAGTGCAGCCCCTCGGCGCTCCGGTGCTTAGGATATACCCGCAGGCTGTTCGATGTTCGTCACGGAAGCGATAAACACAGGTATTACATTTGGACATTTGGGCTGCCTCCGAGCAATTCGGGATTATCGTGAATGTTGCCGATGACTTCTGCTGCAAATTCGTCTTTCTTATTTAGTGAAACACATCTCAAAATAGATGAATTTTCCCAAGCGGTAGGATTTGGGGCGTTGACACGGCGCACACCAAAGCTTGAAATTTCATCAATCCAAACAATCACACCAATTGTTGTAGCAGAATATGCAGTGCCCTTAACGATATCCCCCTCGAAGATTTTCACGCCGTTCTTGTCGGTAAGACCTGTGTACTGTCCGATTGTATTATGATCAATTTCAATGCCGATAACACCGCTTAAATCTTTCATTTCAGCAGGCAGATTTTCAAAACGATTATCATATAATCGGGTTACTAGTCCATAAATCCAATCCCCGTTTTTATAGTTTGTTCTGTGGCTGCCTATATCTCGGTTTATGGCTTTTGCTCGGAATAAAATTTCACGTTCCATTGTTTTCACCTCCGTCCATCTTTTCCCCGCAGTCGGGGCAGTAATCCGATAAAACAAATTCGTCATTACAGCTAAATATAGCTTCGTTGCCACAATTGGAGCATTTATATCCCGCAATTGGGTCACGTCCTGCAAATTTAGGGTTGAAGCCTGTCATTTCGCTTTCTGATATTGGCTCCCAAAATCCACGCTTCACGGGTGTAACCGTTATTTCTATTTCCCCGTCTTCTACCATTGTTTCTTGAAGAACTTCTTTGATAGCTTCAGGAAGCACTTCTAAACTAATAGACAACATATCATCTGAAATGTTTGTCCTGCATACACCGAATTTAACGATAAACTCTTTGTCAATATTTACATTTCGTATTTCAGCCATTGTCAGTCCTTCTTTCCATAATATAGCACCAGCTCTGCGGTGGGCGCACAATCTCTACTGGTTCCCCAAATCGTGTTGTCCCTCGCAGTCTGGCAAAATTGCTCATCGTGTAAGGCTCATCGTAAGCTTTGAAGTCGGAGATGTGCCAAAGATACACAGTTTCACCCATCTCATACTCAAAGTATTCCTCATAGGTCATACAGGATTGAGCAAAAAGTGCAGGAGCATTAAACACAGTGTTCGGGGGTAATGTTTCAATATCGCTGCATATAAATTCGCCAATTACACCACCGTTGAAGATAGTCCACTTTTCCTCTGCTTCTTTTCTCCCATATCCTCCAAGCAGTGTATACTCCGTGTGCCAATCACCCCGAAATACATCGCCAACCACAAGATACGGTCTCGCCTTTGTGCAATAAATATAGCACTTAAACGGCGGTTTCAGCCTCGGCTTTGTCTTGCGGACTTCAATAGTCTTTTTCCCGTTTGCAATAAGTTCACACCACTTCGGCTGAATGCTGATTAAAACAGCTTCTTTATCCATTGTCAGCCCTCCTGTAAATATTTGCACCATCTCTGCTTGTCGCACGTTGGTGCTGTTGTATTCCTCGGACGGGATTTGCAGTTCCAACTATGACCCTTAACATCTGCATCTTTGTGCCAGCCTGCCGCACGCAGCGACACACCGCTTTCGGTATTCAAAATATATGTTATTATTTTTTTATACCCCATTTCCTTTGCTATCCGTGCAGCCCTGGCATATAAAAAACTACAAACGTTCGGCGTACCGTCTGAGCACAATCGTACAACCTCGACAGTTTCTCCGTCGTCCAGATTTCGTGAAACTGGGCGTGCGACTTGCACGATGCCGACTAATTGCCCCGCAACTGCACAGCCTATACGAAATTTGTCCCTGTGGACATGCTCATGATGTCTATGCAACTTGTCAACAAATTCGTTTGCTGTCCGTAATTCAACGGGTACCGCTTTCATCAACTTGTTGGCTTTTTCGACGGATTCAACGTCATCAATCTCAATCATCTTCTTCACCGCCTTTTATCGTTCTGAGCAGCTCCACAAGTATTACCTTTCGGTCGCCGTAATTCATTCTGCGTTCCTCAGCCTTCGCCTTTTCGATATCCACCTTGCGGATTTCATGATTGCAGATCGCAATCTCACTGTTTATAGCATCAGCAATGATTTCATTGCGTTTAACCGCATCAATAGCAGCCTGCAGCGCTTCTGCGTCCTGGTGGAATATTTCATCGTCGCCGTCATCGGTAAAATGACCCTCAGCTTCGGTTTTCAAATCCTCAAGATGACTTATGATTTGATTTTCATTCATTTTTGCATATCCTCCTAATTTCAATTTAAATGCCATTTTTAGGCACTTTGTGTTTTGGCGTGGAAATTACCCTACCCTCATCCGTAAAACCTCATACGGCTTATTTCTGTGGGCTTGTCGTTGGTTTGGCTGCACTCATGGCGTTCAGTTTCTGCAAAACAGTCTTTTCGGTGACGTTTTCGCTTCTTGCCGCAGATATCACAGCAAGCGCAGTCCTCAGTGCCTCGGTAACATCTTCGGGAAGTTTCAGCGGAGCCTTGCAGAGAGCTGCGCAAAGGCTCTCAGTCGCCTTGATAGCCTCCTGGTGCTTTCGGCACGCATCGACATAAAGAAATCGCTGCTTGATATCCTCGTTGTACTGGGACAGGAGGCGCTGCTTTTCGGCAGCAGCCTGCTCCAGACTTATGGCTTTGCTTTTGAACATCGCATATACGCCGCAAAGTCGTGCAAAATATCTGTACTCAGCCGCAGGAAACTCAGAGCAATCAATTACCTGACCCTTGCAACCTGCATTATAGCAGTCGGTCTCCAGCTGCTTGAAAACAGCCGGATCAGAAAAGCATTTCTTCAATTTACACCTCCGGTTTATTCTTTCGGGCATGATCCATAATCAAGCCGAGATCGAATGACGGCTGCTTTGAAGGCTGTGCCTTTGCGCCGTCTTCCTCTATCCACTTAATAACAGTGTCATAATGATTTTTGTAAGGTGCTTTGCCGTTGGAATAAAGATAATGGTCTATTTTGTCAATATATCGTTCTACAACAGCCTGGCTGTATTTTTCACAAAGGTCATTGTATTGTTTTTGTGTCAGGTGTATTGTGTGGTGTTCGCCCATGGGGCGCATATTACTATGTAATACACTAACACTATCACTATCATTATCAATATCATTTACATTCTCATTATCATTAACACTATCATTATCAGTATCGTTTGTATTACAAAAAATACTTTTGTATTCATTTGTATCGTTTGTATCGCACAAATCTCCCGTTGCTTTTTTGGCAGAATTAACCTTATCCCACCTTTTCTTGATATTTTCAGAGCGCTTTTTGCACGTTTCTTCGTACTTCTGCAAATCGTTGTCCAGCTGATTTGAGATAAATGAGAATGCCATAGCCGACATTCCGTCAAGGTCTGGCAGCCTGCCATTATTCACATAGCAGAAGATCGCCTTGAACAGCTTCCCTGCTTCATCGTCTGATAATCGTTCTATATGCTTTATATAATCCGCATAAAGGATAAAGCTCTTCTTTTTCGGCATTCAAACCACCTCAGAACGGAAGATTGCTGTCGCT